CGGAGAAAAGTTTGACGAGGCTATGCAAGATCGTCTGGCCTGCTACCTTCTAGGCGTCCGAGGGATCGACAAGTATCTGGCCGGCCGGCTCAAAGAAGACACGATGATCAATAACCTGGCGAAGGAGTGGGCCAGCTTACCAACGACCGAAGGCAAGGGCTTTTACGACGGCCAGCACGCTGCGGTCGGCGTGAAGCGGGTACGGCAGACGCTGGCAGAAGTTAAGACTCGACATAAGGAGGGCCAGGACATTGAGACGGTTGAGGTGGAAGTCGCCAAGCCCGTCGTGCCGCAGAAAGTGGAGACGGAAGTCAGGCAGAAGACGAACTGGCTGTCTTCAATCTTCGGCGGTCTCTTCGGCGCAGGCGGCGTGTCGGCGTGGCTTGCGGGCATGGACCGGGACGCGCTTGTCCTCGTCGCCGGTATCGCCATCGTCGTCGTCGTGGCCGTGCTTGTCGGCGGCCAGTGGCTTATCCGGCGCATCCGTGCAATCAAAGCGGCGGTAGAAGAATGAACCATTTGAAGCTCTATTTCATCGCCGGGATTTGCATCGCGCTTCTTGCCGGCCTGTCTTACTTCATCCACGATCAACGCGAGCGCGGGGCAGAAGTTGAAGCCGCGAAACAGGAGAAAGAGAATGCAAAGTTTCAGGTCAATGCGCGGCGCGGTGCTGTTGAGTTTGACGTGTGCTATCGCGCTGACGGGGTGTACGACTTCGCAAAGGGCACCTGTAAACTTCCTTGAGCTGGCAGAAGTGGTGCAAGATTTGCCAGGTACGCAGGGCAAAACTGCGGCTGATCAATACCGTATCGACAAGACTGTGGCACGCTCTTGCAGCGCCGGAATACTGGGGACTAAGCAATGCGAAATGCAGACGGGGGCGAGCGCAACTCGGAAGAAGGAACTCCTCCAATGAATGTAAACTGGAACATAAACGGCGCTACCATTCTTACGATTATCGCCATGGGCCTGCCGGGTTTGATCTGGACGGTCACGCTGGGGAACAAGGTCGACGAGATGGAGCGGTTCCGTAACGCGCGCATGGCGCAGACGGATAAGAATTTTGCCGACATTTCAGCCACACTGTCGCGGCAGTCTGATCTGCCCTATCGGGTCGGCCAGAACGAAGGCGCCATTGCTGCACTGAACGAACGGATGAACCGAATGGCTGACTCGTTCGTCGGCACGGCAGAGTCCATTAAGGTCAACGTCAACCAGCTTGTGACAAAGTTTGAAGTCATGTCGCAGAAGCTGGATACGTTGTCGACACAGCGCCGGGCTGAGCTGAAAGATACCCCGAACGAACTTACTCGCTAATCACTGCGGCGGCGCACTTTTTGGTTTGTAAACCGAGGCGCCGCCTTCGTACTCGCGGATGAAAATCTTCGCCTTAACCATCAGGTCTATGATCCTTTCGACATTGTGTGCGGCCACGCGGTTTTGCAAGAACTCGATGAGGACAGACTCGGGCACCGCCTTCTGGCCCCTCTTGTTATACTCCATCCAGCATTCGTACCAGACTTCGCGCACGGCCTTCTCTTCGCCACCACTCCGCATGGCCTTGAAGATGTCAGGCATACGGGACTCGGAGTCAATGAGCCAATCGCGGGCGAGTTCAAAATCGTCAAGGCTGATGGAGAGACTGTCTCCACGCGAAGCGCAACTGATCATGCAGAGCTTGGCCAAGTGGACTGTGCGCCGGGTGTTGTAATGCAGTAGCTTCGGATGCGTAGGCTTTGGCTCACCGCCTTTCCAATCCCAGGCCGTGATCGCTTCTTGCGCCTCAGGCTCCCAAGTGCAACGGCCATACAGCTTGCCTATCTTCTTGAGGTCCGACAGGAGAAGCTCCTCCATCTTCTCGTTGTGGTCTTCGAGGTCGGAGAAGAGCAAAGACTTAACCGGCTCGCCGCTGTAGATAAAGTTTGTCCTGGAGGTAAAGCCTTGGTCCCATGCGCCCTCGGGCAAAAGGTCCGACAGATACGACGGAGTCGTGCCCGCGAGAATGTTAATCTGCGGGGCGTCGATTTTGAACGTTGTGTCTTTGCCGTACCTGCGGCGTTCGGCGAAAGGTTTGGAGTCGTAGATGTCGGTCAAGGTCCCGATGAAGGCTGCGTCGTAGGAGTTAAGGAAGGAGGTGAGTTCGTTGGCGCAGACGAGAAGAGTGTTGAATGTGACATGAGAAGGCGTTTCTCCGATGCGGATAATTCGGCGCTCGGCATCGCGCAAGTCGTCCTTAAGACTGGCTGAAGTGAGGGAGGTGCTTGCGACGTAATGGCCGCTGTCAAGACCTGATCCAAGTTTGCGCCAGAGCCGTTCTACAAGCGATGTCACCTCCGATTTGCCCACGCCGGGCGGCCCAGTTAAAACGATATACATATGTGGGTAGAGCGGGGACTTGCGAATGCGGACCCACACTTTTCTTTCCAACGCCCCTGCCACAGCCGAAATCGCCGCCCAGCGTTTCCACACTTTCGGGCTCGGCAAGGCCTCAGTGTATTCAAGAAAGCCTTCGATGAATGAATTGAAATGCCTGCTCACAACAGCCCCTGAAGAGTTAGCTTTCCGTTCCGCCGTTGTGACGGCTGGTTTATTCTCTGGCGCGAGTCCGAACCCTTCCATTTTATCAGCCCGTCCTCGTTTGGTGTTGCGCCCTTAGCCAGCTGCTTATCGTCCGGAGCATCGCCCCAATTCCAGCCGACCTTGCATTCGGTAGGTACTGTGAAGTCGCGGCCGCCACGAAGACGGAGGGTCACGCGGAGTTGTTCAAGCCCCCACTCGCAAAGTTCTTCCGCCATTTCTTCAGGGACCTGCGTCAGCAGAGAGTCATGGACCTGGCACAGAAGTTGAATGGGCTTGTCGCTGCGCCAGAGCCGAAGCATTCCAGTGTTGATTTCATCCCCGGTCAGGCTCTGTGGCTCGTATGCAACGGCTTCGCGGATCGTGGCCTCGTCTTGCGGATTGCCGTAGAAAAACCTGCGGCGGCCCATGAGGGTAGTGATGTAGCCGAAAGACGAGACCTGAGTCGTGACCCAATTGTGCCAGTTGGGATCGTGGCTGCGCGAATGCACCGAGCCAATGAGGGGGAAGGCGCCGAAGTAACGGTACTGGAAATCCTCGATCATGGCTTGATCGACTTTGGTATGGCCAGCCATGGTCTTGGGGCGGCCCAAATAATTACTGCCGTGGCCTAGCTTCTTGGCGAGGTCTCGGAAGGAAAGGTTGCGATACGCGATACCATCGGCCACAACTCGCTTGCCTTTGTTGTCGTCGGGCCAGGAAAGGTTGGACCACGCCATCGAGCAAACAGTTGTGTGAAGATCGCCGGACTCGCAGGCGTCAAGGTAGCGCCCAGCTTCAGCTTCGCCATGGGTTTCGAGAAACAGGTTCCAAAGGATTGCCCCGACGTTCCGGCTATCTCCCTGTTCCAAATCGAAGTTGAGAAATTTCATACCGGGGTCCGCGATGAATATGCTGCGCAGGTCTCGGTCGATGTTCTGGAGGTTTGTCCCTGTTCCGAACTCGGACATCGACGAGGACAAACGGCCCGTCGTCGTCCCAGCTATATTGAAGCCGCAACGAATACGTCCGTCTGGATCGATGCCGGTTTTGAGAAAGCCGATCTTCTTGTTCAGGTCTCGGAGAAGGAGAAGGTGGGCACACAGGGGCACGGCGTAATAGTGCTCGCGCAGCCGCTCGATGGCGTCGCGGTTAATCGTTGGAACAAGCTGGCCTTTTGTGTTGCGCTTGCGTATGGGCTTGAAAGCCATGACTTCGTAGAACAACTGCATGAGTTGCTTCGGGCTATTCCAATCCAGCTGTACGCCGATACCGTCGCGAATGAGCCGGTCGAGAGCGTTGCCGACTTTTTCCCTCCGGGCTTCGAACTCCTTCAATACGGAGTCACGTTTCTGAAAGTCAACGCGAATGCCGCGCATGGTCATGTCGAGGATCGGGCCTTGGAGGCTGCGCGAAAAGTCATAGGTATGCTGCGCCGTCTCGTCGATGTCGGCGAGGAGGACTTCAAGAACTTCCAAAGTGACGCAGCAATCGAGGCCGTTGTAAACGCAGTCGAGGTCGTGTTGGGGCAGGGATGAAAGAACGGCTGGGGTAAGGTCGGCGGTGTTAATGAGTCGTGCCATAATCTGTAGCCTCTTTCAGAAACGCAGTCGGGATGAAAAAGTTTTGGGCAAATTCCATCTCGGCCAAAACGCCTTTGCTTTCCCGCCAGCTTTCGTCCGGCGCAAATACGATAAGCTCACTCGCGCACTTGAGCATCTGCAAGCAGTAGCCCTGCCAGAACGCGAAGTCCGTGGGGAGTTTATACTTGATTGCGATCTCGTGGCAGTGGACGATGGGGGAGAAGACGACCTGCTTTGCGCGGAGAAGCTCAGCCGTGGCTTCCTCGACCATGAGAAAACGAGTTTTCATTATGAGGGGATCGGGGTGGGAATAGGCGGATGCGAGGTAAATCATTGGGTATCCTCCACAGCTTGCATGATGATAGGTTGAGTTACGCCCTGAAGGTGCAAGACGGCAACGGCCATTTCGTTGATTTTCATACGTGTCCACAAAACCTCGTTGATGTCGTCATGCCGTTGCAGGACTACGACAAAGCTTTGGATGTCGTCGCGGGCCTGAAGTTTGTCCAGCAGTCGTTCTGGTGTCATAAGTTCAGCACCAGTCATTGTCACTACGTCGCCCATGTCAGTCCTCCTTCTTAATCGTTGCGTTCTTCCGCATCATTTTCCAGCTGGCCTCCGAGGTGTAAATTGTACCAAGAAAGCCTAGGCCTTTTTCCATTTCCAACTGCAGTGCATGGTGGAGAAGCATCGTGTCGTGCTCAAAGTTCATGGGCGGCATGCCGTATCGAGCCCACAGGTATTTCAAGTCGTAGGAAAAGTTCTGGCCTACGCCGGCTTTCGGTTCCGATGTAACTGTACGGACAAAATCCCACGCCGCCTTTTCTTCGCCGAACGTCCGCCAGTAGTTGCGATCCTGCTTGCGGAAGTCGAAGAACGGAACGACGAGGGCCATGTCGCGGGTCGGAGCAAAACCGACCATGGTTATTTGATCCCCGACTGTTTCGATGTCTACAGAAAGAAAAGAACTCGGATCAATATAACGGCGCTTAAACTCCCAAAGGTCAGCAATAGTGGGGTCCAGCCAGAGGGTGCGAGACGGGCGACGAACTTCCGGGTACTCGGCTTCGCGTTGGGCTTTCTTGAGGTCGGAGAATAGGACGGGCCTGAGTTTCCATTCGCGAAACAAAACTTGAGGATTGTATGAAGGCAGGACTTTAAGGCTCTCCAATCCACAGCGAGAGGTGATTGCAGCATCTGCAAGCGATGGAGCTCCGCGGATCGCCTTAATTCCTGAAGTTTTGCAGAAGGCCCAGGCTGCGGCGGAACCGAGGGCGAGGATGAGGTTGGGTTGAACCTCTTCGACTTCCCTGTAGAGCCGCAGGAGTTCTTCTTCGTACTGCGCTTTGACATATTCGCCTCGTTTCAAATATGGCATCCACGGAATGCCCTGCGGCTTTGGTCCGCACAGGTTGGAGGGATCGGCGCGCGGTTTCGGCAGAACTCGGAAGACATTGGTAAAGTGGCAGTCTTCGGAAGGGATGCCGGCTGCGCGCAGAAGTGCATGGAGGAGTTTACCGGACGCCCCTGCAAAAGGACGCCCGGCTTCTTCCTCGGCTTGGTTGTAGGCCTCGCCACAGATGAGGATTTTCTTTTGCATCAGTCGGCGAACCGCGTGTTGATGTCCTTCATGTCTTCGAGGGTCAGGCCGACATCGGCCGCCACCACGGCGCACTGTATCCAGCCCAGCCAACGTCCGAGTTTGGCTTCCGAAAAAGCCTCTGGTTCATTGATAACGCGCTGGTACATATCCCACAAATGCGGGAAGTCTAGGTCAGGGTTGTCAGATGAAACCTGATCCATGCCGGCGATCATGGCAAGCTTGATTGTTTCTGCAAGTGCTTCGCGCTGGTTCATCTTACCACTCCTTGCCCGGCAGATGTGCGTAGCCTGCGATGTCGTCCCAATGGTCTTGGAACCCAGCCTCGCCGGCGAGAATGCGGCCGACCTTGTGGAAGATCATTTCGAGGGACTCGCGTTGCATGGCGTTGAGAGGTTCTTGGCCGCGCTCTTTACGCTCTGCCTCAGCGCGGTACATTATGCGCTTGAGGGATTGGGTGTAATTGGCGTGGTCAAGATAACGACCATGCGTTTTGCCGCGCTCCTGCGTGAGCGTTTCAGGGGAAAGCGGGCCGAAAGTTTCGAGGGCTGTTTGATTGGTCATGTTAGGCTCCTTGTTTGTCATGGCTTCTATGAGTTCAAAGATCGATGTTGTCATTGTTCCACGCCTCCACTGCCCTTGCGTGAAATTCTTCCGAGAGTTCAAGGCCGAGGACCTCGCTAGCCTCAAGCAACTGCGCCACCTTGACGGCGTTGCCGCTGCCGCAGGTTGGATCGAGAAGGCGCGAATGCTCGTCACAGACCATGGCGAGGAAGTGGCGAAGCATGTCCTTGGGCTTCTCGCTCATGTGAATGGATTTGTCCCGGCCTGGGTGAGCGATAGAATTAGCCTTAGCTCCAACAATGAAGCGGTCTCCGCGAACGCAGAAGAAGGCCGTTTCATAAGTTCGGCGAGGGCCACGGTTTGGATCAGGCAAGACTCCTGTGTTATCAGACTTGTGCCAGACCAGAGGGAACGGTGAGACAGTCCAGCCCATTGCACGGAGATTGTCCAAGGTGTCTTGGTAGAAATCCATACTGAACCAGAAGATCATGTGGGCCGAGTCGGCGACGACGGTGTCCATTGCCTCGCGAAGGCCGTCGACCAAAGCCCAGTAGATGTCCGGGCTATCGGCATACCCGCCCTGCGCCGCGCCTTGCCCCTGATCGTGCTTGTCCGCGTTGACGCCGTAGGGAAAATCGCAATGGAGGAGATTGAACGGCTGGCCGCGGTAATCACGGGACCATTCGAGGAAGTCGGCGTTGAGGAGGGGGACGTAGGGAGCGGCAACACTGACCGGACCTGTGTCTTCCGCCTTTTGTGAACCTGTCGTCGGCCCCTCCTCAACCTCGGTCGCGGCGATACGTTGCACTGCGGAAACTTTCTTCCTCTCATTATCGCGTTTGACGATGCCGGAGGCGACGGAGAACTTTGGCGCATCGGCGACTCGGGTATTGCCCCCTTCGATCGACTTTGCCACGGCCAGCCTGTCAA